GACCAAAGCCCTGGTTCTAGAGTTGTAGTAGTAGCTACTACTGGATCACCATAACCAGCCCAGTCTGTAGATTGAGTAACAGTTGTTCCTAAAGCTGTTGTTGCTGGAGCTGTTGTTCCAGATTGTGATCTACTAACTGTTGTTAAATCACCTGGAGCTGCATCTGTATTTCCAGTGTAACTAATTAATTCAGAAGTAGCTGCATAATCACCACTTGAGAAATCACCAATTAAAGCTTTACCACTTGTTGAAAAGTTTTGTGAATCAGCTAAAGTAATAGTGGTATCCGCTGCTACAATACCTGCATTCAAAGTACTTGTTGCAGAACCTTGAACTGTTCCTCCAAATTGTCCTACACCATATCCATAACCATATGTTTGCGCAGCGGGTCCAACTCTTGAATAAGGTTTAACAGTACAAGTTCCATTATTGTATGGACCTCCTCCTGCTTCTTGAGTTGGAGAGGTAATAGTAAAAGTAGTATTAGTTGGAACAGTAATAACTTGATAGGGTTTATCTAAAAAATCTGCATTATCTAAATTGGAACCCGTAGGTTTAGTAAACGCAGAAAAAAATATAATATCTCCTTCTTTAAAACCATGAAGTGTTGGACCTGTATCAATTGTAATAGAAGTATTTGCTGTATTAGAAGTAACTGTAGAAGCTAATGCAATAACTGCTCCGTTTGCATCTGTATCAAAAGGAGTAATGTCATGAAGACCTCCTTCAAAATAACAAATTAAAAATTTATCAGTTCCAAGAATTACATATCTGTTTCCAGATGTATCAACCAAAGCATGTTGTTTTCTTGCTACACCTACAATAGTATCTGGTAATAAAGATTGCCATCCTCCTACTTTTTCAGGAAGACCGTATCTAAATCTTACGTTATCTGAATCAACCCATCGACCTACTGCACCAACACGTGTGTCTTGTTTGTCAACTCCCGGTGCAAATTTAATTTGTTGAAGAGCCATTAATTAGCTCCTATGTATTATTTGATTTTTGAATCCAACCTTTACCTGCAATATTAGTATATATTAAAGTAACAGATTGATTGTTTGTTTGTAAATCTAAGTTAGCAGTAAGATTTTGATATTTTAAACCATTAAAATTAACAACACATTTATTAGTTGCAAATCCGTTTGCAGCTGAAGCATCCATAATAGTTATTTCATCTCCTGCGACTGCGGCTGCAGGTAATGCAATTGTTACCTGATTGTTTTGAGTATCTACAAAAACTTGATCTCCCGCTACAGCTGTGTATGCTGTTACGGTTGCGGAATCTATAGAAACATGTCCTTTTTTTAAAATTCCACCTAAAGTAGTTAAAGGAGTAGCTCCATTAGAAACTAATAACATAACAGCTTTTTGAGGAACAGGTACATTAGAAGCTGCTCCTGTAGTTAAAACTTCTAAAGTAAAGAGATCAGTAGCTGAAGCTCCTCTTGTAGTAGCGTCTTCAATTATGTAAACTCTTGTAGCTGTTCCACCTGTAGTAGAAGCAGGCATTGTTAAAGTTGTATTACCAGTTAAAGTACCAGTTAATTTTAAATATAAATGTTTACCATCCGCGGTCGACGATCCGTCGGCTAAACTTAAAGTTTGAGTAGTACCTGTAATAGGAACTTCTAGAAAAGCAGTAGCTGCTTCTAAAACTTGTAAATTAGTATTATTAATTGATCCCCATAGACCAGCTTTTTCACCGGTTGCTATTAGTTCTAATGATAAATCTGTTGAATAAGTTGATGCCATATTAGTACGGTTCTATTGGTGTCCAAACCATGTTTGCTCCTGGTATAATTTCATTCCACGTTATAATTCCAGTTTCATTTGTTCTTAATGTTAATGGAACTCCAGTAACATTTACTACTGCGTTACCGGTAACTACTATACCACTCGCAGTACGTAACGTCAATTGGTTTTGAAGGGTAGATGGATTGATAACCGCACTACCTGAAGCGGCACTTGTGGCGTCCATTGTACCTAAAGTTAATGGTACTTTAGGAATTGTATCAGGAACAACTGCCGTACCTTCAATAGTAAAAGTACCTACTTGAGCTGTAGCCAATGTTAAAGGATCTGGAGAAGTTATAACATTAATTACAGTGGTAGCTATTCCTACAGGTCCTGCTCTTAAAGTTAAAGGTGCACCAACTACATTAACAATAGCATTCCCCAAAAATGGAGAACTAGAAAATGGTTGAGCTGAAAATGCGTCTTGTCCTAATAACATATATAATCCTTAGAAGGAGACAGTAGGGTATGTGGTGGATCTACTGTCCCCATCTAAGAGTTATATCATCGTTTAAACCAAGATGGAAGACCTAAATGAGGACGCTTATCAAACATATTATCTTTAGCTCCCGGCGTTTTACGATTATTATAATGAAGAAAAACTTGAATACATTCTTTTCCTTTAAATTTTTCTCTCCAATGCTCTAGATCACAGCCTGAATAAACTAACATATCCCCTGGTTTTAAATCTATTTTAATACCTTTGTCTGTTGTTGGTGCATAATTTTGAATTTTATGTTCACCAAACTTAGGTCCATAAACACATCCTGCTTTTGGATCAGGGTTTAGATATATAGGCCAATCATCACCAGCCAGATTCATCGTAGTAGATATTTCACAACTAAATCTATCTTTATGTCTTTTAAGTATATCTCCTTTTTTATATATTCGTGCATATGTATAAGCTGGATATAATTTTAATCCTGTTACTTCTTCCATTTTAGGAAGACATTTTAATAATAAAGTTTCCATAGCCATATTAGCATATTGAGAATAGGTGTTTGGTATTTGACCATCAGGTTCTTCATACGCTCCTAAAATATTTTCAAAAGGAGAAAAATATCTTGCAACTCTACAAGTGTCATAAACTTGTTTTTGCATACTAAAATAGTTTGCAACAAAAGATGCTAGGTCTTTTGATATTGCTTGACGAATAATTGTATACTTTTTTTTCTTAAACATCTTTAGCGTGTTCCTTTAATACAGCTGATATATTAAAATGAATAAATCTAAATGGAGCTTTGCCGTAATCTACAGAAAATTCGTGTTCTAAATAACCTGGAAAAAATATAAGCAATCCAGGTTCTGGTTTAAAATGAACTAATTCTGTTCCTGGAAATACTCCTTTTTGTGATTTCATATGTAATTTAGTTGTTCTTGCTCCTGTTCGCGGCTCGTGAAAAACAGGATAAGAAGTTTGTTCACTAGCTTTTAAAAAATAAAAACCATTGACGTGAGTGTTCCAATGAACGTGAGCTGAATGATGTCCTCCGCCTTTCTTTGCAAATTCTTGTACCCACATTTGTTCAAAAAAAGTAGTATACTTACTCATATCAAATCCTGAATGATCTAAAAACTCCCAACACTTTTGACCAACATAATTTCTAAAATCCATAAACTGAGTGTCACCGAGTAATTGAGTTGAATGCCACGACGTTCCAAAATTTCCGTGAGCTTTTATATGAGCTTTAGCTTCTTTAGTTTTTTTTGCTTCTTTAATATATGGATCAGACGCTTTGTTCAAAGATCTAACAAAGTCTTTTTTTATTTCGCTCCATATAGGTGTTACAAAATAATTATTTATATACATATTATTTAAATGGATATCCCAAATGCCATACGACAAGTGAGTATCTAGTTCCTCTTGTTACTGGTTTAACTCTATGCCACAAATGTGAAGGAAATACTACGATAGAGCCTTTAGGTAATATTTCAGGTACGCTTCTTATATGTTTGCTTTCATCTCTCATATAAGGATCATAATTTCTAAAATCAAATTCTAATTCCCCACCTGTATATTCGGAGCCATCTGTTAATTGACAAGTCATAGATAGTTTTCTAACTTTGCCATTATCTGGGTGATCTTCTTTTCTTTGATAAGGTTTAGGCCAAGGATCTGTATGCCAATCATAATATTGATTGTGTTTATATTTAGTAAATTGACAAGCTTCTGATCTACTCCATTCAAAATTCCAACCAGCATCTTTATTGGCTTTATGAACATAGGGATGTATTTCTTTATATATCCAGGTTTCACTAAGCCATACTAAATCAGAATTTCTTTTCTTTTTTAAATTTAATACTTCTTGTTTGTTTAATTTTCTATCTCCGTATCCACCTGTTACAGCCATTGTTTCTTCTTTAGATAATGCATATTTAATAACTTCATCACAAAATTTAGGAGTTAATACTCCACTAAAATACCAGAAATAATTAGATAAATTCATAAGTTGTAGTTAAAATAAAGTTTAATGAATCTTTTTGATTGTTAGTTATGTAATACATTTGTGTAGAGGGAAACATAACAAATGAATTATTTGTTAATGGTATGTCCCAACTTCTTCCTGCTCTTCTGTTTTGATCATAATGTATTCTAACACTACAATCTTCAACTACTACTCCATAAAGAAAAGTATAATCAGCAGAATTTTTTAAATCTACTGGATCAATATTTAATAAAGGAATAGAAATTTCTTTAGGTCTATAAGCATTTCCCCATGTTTCTTTATTTATTAAAGTAAAATTATGCTCTACGTTTATATGCTCTCGCATATAAGTATTTAACATATCCCAGTTTCTTGAGAATGGAAATTTTGAATCTTTAATTTGTGAGGATAAAATATCTGATTGAAGTTTGTCTCGATCTATTTCGAAACCTTTAGGCATATCTATACTGCCATAATGTAAATCTATTTCAGATAATACTTTCTTGTGCATACCACATACCTTTTTAATTTATGCTAGATCGTCTGTCAAGTCCCAAGACTGGCCTGCTTCATTCCAAACATAAGTCCAGTTGTGAGTAGCTGGTGTGTTTTCATCAGCTGGTGTATTTTGTAATTCTTGTTCTGCAGTTAATGCAGGAGCATCACCGATTGGTGATTTCCATAATGCTGTTGTAGTATCTTTTACCCAAGATGGATAAGGTGATTTAGGCCAAAAAATTTGATTATCTTCGTCCCAAGTATAACCTATACCTGCATAATTTCCTCTTAAAGCTTTTGAGTTATCTCCTGATGAATGTGTATTTTGCCTAGTATTATATGAAGTTTGAATCCACATAGGAGCAGGCCAATTATTATGTCTCTCTAAATATTGTTGTCCTACTGATTCATCTTCAACGCCATCAGCGTTAAGCATATCATTGTTACCACAAGTTAATACTCCGATAACTTTTCCATTCATTCCTATTTTTGCAAAGTGTGCCATATGTTTCTCCTTATATATTAATTTTAAATTTGTGTAAATACATAAATATTATTGATATTTATATCTAATTATTACTATACCACTTCCACCTGCTCTTGGTACTCCTGGATCTGGAGCACTACCACCTCCGCCACCACCAGTATTTGTACCTCCTGCTGTAGCCGCTTGTCCTCCTCCTGGATTACCTGGTTGACCAAATCCTTGTCCACCACCACCAACTCCTGGAGCTCCACCTGCACCTGGACCACCTGGGACTGAATTAATTGCTCCTCCTCCACCACCAGAAAAATATCTAGCATTAGGTACAGGACCTGTAGTTCCATTACAACCTGCAAAACCTGTTTGAGCTACATAAGAACCAGCTCCGCCAATTCCTGCAAATCCAGGAGTGTTTGACGCGCCTGGTAATAATGAATCTCCACCAGCACAAGCAGCACCACCGCCACCACCTCCGGCTGTTGCGTAAAGTACACCATCGGCACCTTTACCACCTGGAGTTCCTTGAGCTATAGGCGTTGCGGGAGTATTTCCTGCTCCACCTGCATAAGCTGTTGGAAGTGCCCCAGTTACCGATCCTACTCCACCGCCTCCTGATCCACCATCGTTTCCAACTCCTGAGGCAGGCGTTCTTCCTCCTCCACCACCTGCTGAAATAATACTTGATCCAATAGATGAAGTTCCACCTTGTCCTCCTTGCGTACAAGTTGATCCTTCTCCTGCAGCTCCAGCTGCTCCTACTGTTATAGCATATGGGGCTGCTGGTAAACTTAAACCTGTTGGGTTTGCTAAAGGTGAAGTAATAGGTGCTGACATACAAGTGTCGTTAGATAGTCTAAAACCACCAGCTACTACTAAATAATCTACTACAGACGAACCACCAGGATTTCCTGCACAAGTTACCGTAAAAGTTCCTGGAGATAAAAAAGTATGAACTTTAAAATTACCACACGTACTTATACAACCACCTGTAGCCGTTACATATAAAGATGTAGGTGCATCGGTTTGATTTCCTGAATCAGTTACAATCCATCCTTTTGTTGCATCTACATAAACTAAAGTAACTGCTACTCCATTTGTTTTTATAGTTGCATTAACTGCTTCTCCTCCAATATTAGAACTATTTCTAAGAAGAACACAATTAGCTGTAGCAAAATTTTTGGCATAATCAGCAACTCCCACTACATCACCTGCTGTAGGTGTGGCAGGTAAAGTTACATCTACTGCTCCTGTTGTCGCGGTGTCTACAAAATATCCTGTGCCGGTAACGGCTGTAAAATCTACTGTTTTAGGTGTTGTATCCCAAGATACAACTCCTGTACCACCAAAACCTGTTGCTGTACCATTGTTTGAAATCGTTACACCTGCAGGAATATTAATTGTATCTCCACTATCTCCTAATGTGGTTGTGCCACACGCTGTTCTTGGACTAATTTTATTTACTTTTATTTCACTCATAATTATTGAAACCTATATCTTATTATTACTATACCAGAACCGCCTGAACCACCAGTACCTCCTGGTTCAGCAACTCCGCCACCACCACCACCAGTATTAGCTGTACCATTACAACCAGCTCCAGTAGGGTTTCCACCACCAACTCCGTTTCCACCACCGCCAGCACCTCCTGGTGCTGCAGTTCCATTTGAACCTCCGCCACCACCACCGCCTCGTGTAATAGCACCACCATTTATAGAAGATGAATTTCCTGCTCCTCCAGCTCCTGCTGGATTACCTCCGGGAGTACCTGAAACTGCAGCTCCGCCGCCGCCTCCACCTCCGCTTCCTGAAGTTGAGTTTCCACCATCTGAACCTTGTGCTGGAGTTACTGCTGGTGTATTGCCTGTGCCTCCTGGATTAGAATTTGCTCCACCACCTCCTGAGCCTCCGGGTCTTCCGGAACCAGGAGCTGTACCATCAGCTTGTCCACCACCTCCACCAGCTGAAATTATTGTTGAAAAAGTTGTATTTACCCCATTAGTTCCATCTCCTGCTGGATTACTAGAACCTGCTCCACCTCCACCTACACATATAGGATAAGGGGTTGCTGAAATGGTAACGCGATTGGGGACATTTGGATAACCATTTGCTGGAGATCCTGAATAAGGAGAACCTGGACTTACTACTTCTCTGTATCCACCAGCTCCACCTCCACCTGATCTACATTTTCCAGCTCCACCACCTCCTCCTATTACTACATAAGAAACTACATTATCAACAGCAGCTGCTGCAGCGGCAGAAACACAAAAAGTTCCTGGGTTAAGAAAAGTTGCAACTTTTATATTAGCACAATCAGGCGCAGTTGTTAAAGTATTACACGCTCCTGAAACTGTTGCTTGAATATAAGATACACCTATTTCGGTATCTTCTGCATTTTGAGTATTAACCCAACCTTTTGTTGAGTCTACATACACTAAAGTAAGTGCTTGACCATTTACATTTAAAACTACACTATCATTGTTTCCACCAATATTTTCTGATCCATTTGGTGATATTGTAAAATTGTGTGTTGCAAAATTTCTTGCATAGTCAGAAAAAGCTACAATGGCTCCTGCTGATCCTGCAGGTAAGTTTGCTGTTATTGGACTTCCTGAATTTATAAAATATCCTTTTCCATTTTCAACTGTAAAAGTTGTTGTCTTAGGAGTTGTATCCCAATTAACTGCTCCTGTAGCACCAAATCCTGTAGCTGTTCCGTTATTAGTTATGGTTGCACCAGAGGCAATTGTAACTGATCCACCTGATTGAACTTGAATTGCTCCACCTGATTGAACTTGTTCTGTTACTCCATTAGGAATAATAACTGTATCACCATTAGCTCCTACAGTAATATTAGTTGAACATTTATTGATGATGTTTGAATCATCTGAAACTTTATTTATATTATCTACTTTAATTTTACTTGTCATAATTATTGATATTTATACCTTATTATTACTATACCAGATCCACCAGCACCGCCAGTCGCACTTGGAGATGTTCCACCTGCTCCACCGCCACCACCGCCAGTATTTACTGTTCCTGCTGTTCCAGAACCTGAATTTGGACCAGTTCCTCCGCCGCCCGTACCTCCAGCACCACTTGCAGTTCCAGTTCCACCTGGATAACCTGATCCACCTCCGCCACCACCTGCATATGCAACTGGTGAGCCACTTATGTTTGTTGTTGCTCCAGCTCCACCATCTCCACCATCTGAAGTCGCAGGAGAAGGTAATCCAATTCCATTTACTCCGACTGCTGTTGCTCCACCACCACCACCAGCTGCTGTGTTAGAATTAGAAATTCCAGTTCCACCATTACTTCCTTGAGCAGGAGTTACAGGAGGTGTATTTCCAGCTCCTCCACAACTTCCAGGCGAATTACCTGCTCCACCACCGCCACCTGATCCACCTGATGCACCTGGAAAACAGCCTGCTCCTCCTCCACCACCGCCTCCACCACCGGCTGATATTATTGTTGAAAAATTTGAATTCGTACCAACATTTCCTTGTCCTGGACCTGGAATAGCACACTTAGTAGCTCCACCAGCTCCCACGTCAATTGGAAAAGATGTTGCTGTTACTGTAATTCTATTTGTTGGAGTTGCATAACCTTGGGTAGGTGATCCTGTATAAGGAGAAGCTGGACTTACTACTTCTCTATAACCACCTGCACCTCCGCCACCTGAAGAATAATATTGAGGATTATTAGCTTTACCCATTCCACTAGCTCCACCCGCAACAACTAGATATGAAACTAAATTATTAGCAGCAACACTTGCTACAGAACAAACTGTAAAAGTTCCAGGACCTGTAAATTTATGAATTCTGTCATTGCCTGATTCTGTTATTGTTCCACCTGTTGCTACTATAAAAGACTCTCCTATAAAACCTGTTCCTTCTTCTACAGATTTCCATCCTTGAACTCCATCTACATAAACTAAACTCATACTTAAATTTTTAGTTTGTAATGCTTTATTTCCTGCGTTCCCATCTAAATTTGATCCATTTCTATCTATTGTTAAATTATATGTATCAAAAGTTCCTGCATAATCTTTTAAAGCTACAATATCTCCTGCAGTTGGACTTGCTGGTAACGTAATATTAAATACTCCAGCAGCTGTATTACAAAAATATCCTTTTCCTGAAACTGATAAAAAGGTTGATGTTTTAATACTTCCTGTTTGCCAATCAACAGTTCCTGTTCTTCCAAAACCTGTTTGACTAGCACCAGTTCCTAATTGTACTGTATCGCCTGAAGCCCCTAAAGTTAAGGTAGTTCCGCATTGTGGCTCAACTGTATTTACTTCTATTTTTGACATTAAACTATTACCAACGTTCCTGTTACAGTAACAGTTGCTGGAATAGAAATTGGACCTGCAAGAACACCGTTCTCAACAGTTTGAGTTCCATCAATTGTTGCCGCTTGATTATTTATAAATTCATTTGGAGAAGTCTGCCCTCCAACATATTGGATTCCGTTTATTACTGCACTCATAATTCCTCCTACGAACTAATTTGATTAATGTATGAAGTAACAATATCTAAACTACTTGCTGTATTTGAGACTGCTTTCAATACATCGCCATTTTTTAAAACAATTTTAGCTCCGCCTTGGATTAATTCAATTGCAGAATTTGGTGGAATCACAACACCTTTTGCAAGGTATTTATTTCCACTATTAACAATGTAAACATCAACTTCAATTGTAGAAGTTAAAATATTACAACATCTAATTCCAATAACTGCATCATAATTAGCTCCAGTTACAAGAGTTGCTTCTCCTGTTCCTACTGCTGATTGTAAATCGTTTCTAAAATTTTGTGCCATATTTTTTCCTATCTATAACGCCACGGCCATTGCTAAAGCAAAACCGGAGCTTGCTGCTCCTACTGGACTACCTGCTGCATCTAAATATACTGCCTTACTTGCGGGCAATGTACAAAATACATCTAATGTATTACCAGTAAAATTTACTGCTGCGTCTGAATTAGAACTAGTGATGACTTCTGTTCGTGCAAGATTTGCACTTGTTGCATCTAAAGTTCCTCTTCCGACTTCCCAATTATTTGTACCATCTTCATAAGCGGCATAGTAAGTTTCATTATTGTTTCCAATACCTGCTGCAAAAGTTTCAAAACCTTGTACTACACCAGCTAGTGCAATCGTACCAGTTCCTGAAGTAGAACTAGATTCTTTAACTCTATCATTTATTACTAACGCCATTTATTTTTTACTCCTATTACGAATTAATACTTAACAAAGCATCAGCTCCAGAAGGTGTTCCTGCAGTTGGTGCTGGAAAAGTAACTGTAAATGTTCCATTAGAGCAAGAAAATGTTGCTCCAAAATCTAAAATCACAACTAATTTATTTGTATCACTAGTATTGTAAATTGCTGCGCCTAGTGCTGAAAAAGTAGCTGGTGTTGGGGAACCCCAAACAGGATCAGTAAAGTCTACTGTTGCATAGTTTGCAACATTTGAAACTGCATTACCTGTTAAGGCTTGTGCAGCGTATTGACTTCCGCCTCCTGAACTAACTTCGCCTGTAGCACTAAATACAGTACTTGCCGTACTATATGTTGCTAGTGTTGTATACAAAGAAATAGTATACGTATCATTTACAAAGTCAT